ATATTATTACCATCTGGAACTCTATTTCTTACTGAAATTAAATAGTTATTAAAATAGATCTTTTCTTCTGGTGTTAACGTAGTATAATCACTAGGGTAACTTTGTCTATACCATAATAACCACTTTTCGGCTTCTACATCTTTAGCTTTATCACTAATCTTCTGTGTTGCTGCTAATACGGCTGCCATTCTTCTATTAGATGGTAAACTTACCAGTGTAGGCTTAACAGCTGCAATAACACCTAAAGCATCTTTAGCTGGGTGTGCAAATATTCCAGATACCCAAGGGATAAGAAAAGGTGCTAATGCTACTGCTGCATCTAACACTAATGTTACTGGTGCTAAAGTACCACCAGTTGCTAGTGTAGCTTCACCAAATCCAATCTTTGCTGGATTTCTATACCCTATGTAACCTAAATTATCCAATTATCTACGTTTTTTTGTAAAAAAGTAAATTCCAATACCAGCTGCTGCTAATAACAATAAAGTATTTGTGCTAATACCAGTAGTTGTACTTGTTTTAGTTGTGGGATATGAATATTGTGGTGAATTAGCACCACCACCATAATAACTAGGTGTAGGCTGTGCTGCAGTAATAATACTAGGTGCTGCTTTCAATACACTATCTAATATATCTGTTAGTGTACTACCTATTGCTTGATCATTTATTCCACTTAAAGCTACTAATGCCATATTTTTTATTTTTTTATCTTTAAAATAATAAGGTTGTTTTTTTAAATCATATTCATCTAATACTGGATCTATCCAGTATTCTATATCATTTTGTTTTACTACTGCAAAAACGTGTTGTGGTGTAGGATCAAAAGAATCGTAGCTAGCGAATCTATAATATACATCAAAATCCATTTTTACATTACGCCTAATTGCTGACATTACACCAGCTGCAAAAGTTGCGTATCCTTTACAATCTATTCCGTACACATCAGATCCTAGTATAGCTGCTGGTGATCTTAGGATCTGCATTTTTTCACTTTCAATTCTGTAATTGAAATTTTCTTTTAAAAACGCCCAAACATTATAACAAGTATCATCTAAATTTTCACCTACAAAATATTTATAAATCTTATCATATTCACTTTTATACTTATCGTGATTATCTAAGATCGCATTAATAATATCAGTAGTATCTTGATTATTAATTAGTATATCCTTTCTGCCAATATATGGCTCTAGCTTACTAATTAATACATTTTTGCTTACCATATTATAACTTATAACTAAATACTAAAGGTAAAATAATATAATCTACTAGTATTGTACCGTTAAAATCTAAAGTAAATCCACCACCTCTTTTTATTGATTCTATATAACCAGCTACACCAGCATAACTTAATGTTACTGGTATTCTTAATGTACTTGATCCAGTTTCTAATACAGTTGGTGTAATACCTACTACATTACCTACATATTGTCCATTTAACATTAGATCACCTTTAATGTTCTGTATTTCAGCAGTAACATTTGTAGGGTTATTAACTTGTACTACTATGTTTAAAGTTGGATTGAGTAATGATAAGCTACTAAAATCAATAGATTTAAAAAAAACACTAAATGTTTTTGATAAAACATATTTTTTGTAAATAATGTAAGTAACAATAGCTGCTGGGATCAACCACCATTTTTTGTGCATAAATACTGAATTGCCATAAAATTACAAAAAATTCACAAAACCACCAATTTTACCTTAAAAATGTTAAATTTTGCCAATGTGGAAAAAAAAAAGGGTAAATGTGCAATGTTACGAAAGTAAAATGTTATTTTCGGCTTGCTGTAGAGCAAGCGAAAATAACATTCAGCATACCCCACTATTCTACATAAAAAAATACTTTTTTCACCTTTAGAATAGATATATTATTAAAATATATTTGGTGGATTGAAAAAATTATCTAATTTGCATTTGATATTGTTTTACTGACTCTAAAACCAAAAAAAAATGCCACAGCAATTTTACACTGATGCACGAACTGTGCTTCAAGAAATTAAAAGACTTAATGAAAAAAAGGATCATTTAAAATTGATCTATTCTTTTACGAATTATCGTAATGTAAAAATTCTATTTTCTACTACTAACCCAGATGGTGTTGAACAGATGATCTGGTTAACTAATGAAATGTTACCTTTTCATTTGCCTAATGAAATAGTAAATCTTATTGAAGATTCATTAGATGAATACGAAAAAGATATTCAAACATTAAATTTTCACCTTAAAAATTTATAGAATGAAAAAACACTACTGGTTAGGTTATATAATTTTTGAAACTTTGTATGATCATTTGCAAAAAAAAATATATATAGTTCAGCTTGATATGTCTGAACACGATTCACTTACTTCTGCTCAATGCCATATTGATTACCTTACTAAATAACCTATGAAAGACTTAGTATGGTATCCAAAATCAGTAACATTTATTGTTAATGGTAAAAAATATGAAGGATATAAAACACCAATGAATTATTTTATAGCTTGTATTACATGGATTAATTTACATAACCAAAACAAATAATTATGAATACTTATACACAACCAGCATACCCAGTTATGCCTTTACAAGACAATTTTCAACGTTTAGTAGTTCCAGTTGCTGGACTATCTAAAGTTGAATTATTTGCACTTGAAATTTTTAAATGTACTATAGTTAATAATGCTGATGGTACAGATGATATAAATGAATTAATGGAACACAGCATAGAAACTGCTGTAATCTTTTTAAAAAAATTAGACGTAAAATCAAAAAAATTAAACGATGAAAAAGATAACGAACTATCTATTTTTAACCACTAATGGACAAGCTATATTAATATTAATATTTGCTTTTTTTATTTTGGGATTGCTAGAAAGAATATAAAATGACTACTGACAATAAAACCGAAATTACCGAACTACTAGCAAAAAGATCATATAACCCAGACTACATACCGAATAAAGAAAATATTGTTTTTACCATATCTGGTAAACACGTAGGATCGTTACAAAATTTCTGTGTGTATTCTGGGTTACCCTAAAGCTGGTAAATCTACGTACATAGCTGCATTAATTGCTAGTGCCTTTGTACCTTATGATATTTTTAGTATGAAATTGCATTTGCCTACAGATCGTAAGAAACTATGTTATTTTGATACTGAATCTAGTGATTATGACTTTTTTAGGCAAATAAACAAAATAAAGGGTTTTTGTGATTTATTAAATTTACCAGATACTTTTTATGCTTTTCAAGTTAGGGAAGATGGATCTGGACTAATTAGACGTATGATTGAAACATATTTAGAACTTAACCCAGACTGTTCTGTAATTATTATAGATGGCTTACTGGATCTACTGGTTAATTATAACGATGAAAAAGAATCTAGTTTATTAACTAAATGGCTTAAAAAGATAACTAAAATATATAATGTGCTTCTGGTAACAGTATTACATCAATCTAAATCTAATTTATCTACTACTGGACACATAGGATCTGCATCAGATCGTTTTGCTCAAAGTACACTGGATATTGTCAAAGATAAAGAAAGAAATAGCTACGTGCTTACCAGTCGTTTTATGCGATCAGATTCTGACTTTGATCCAGTTACATTAATGAATTTTAACGGTATTTTTACGCAAGTAGAAACTGAAACAAAGACAACAGTAGGTAAAAAAGCTAGTGATTTACCAGATACAGAAAGTAGATCATTATGTTTTCAAATAATATCAGTACCTACTGAATATAATAACATATCAGATGAAATCATAGAAAGGACTGCCACCAGTAAAGCGTATGCTAAAAATCTAATAAAAATATGGATCACTAAAGGCTGGATAATTAAAAATAAAGATAATAAATATGCTACTCGTTAACTTTTTAACCTTTATAATAAAAATACTATATACTTTATATATGGTTTTTATATTAATACCTATAGCTGTTATATATGCAACATTAATAATGATCTATACTTTTTTAGAATGGACTATAGAAAATATGAAAATTACAAAATACTAATGGTTAGTTATGTCAGTAAAAAAAAGCAGCCAAGTGTTTTAATACTTGACTGCTTACTGACTATAAAACCCCGAAAGGTTAACTTTTTTCACCTCAAATATACAAAATGACAAACAAACAAAAAATTTATTTTATTATCCAGCAACGTAAAGTAGTTAGCCTAACTGATCTATATAATATTACCCAGATGGATCGTATTCAGTTAATCACAGCTGTTAGCCATTTGGCTATTAAAAGAAAAATTAAAGCAGTTACGCAAGATAATGTCAGATATTTCAAGATAATTGATAAACCACTATAATTATGGCTCAAAAGTTATACACAGCCATTGTGTTTATGTTAGATGGATCATCACCCAGAAAGTACCGTAATATTAATAATATCCCCAATTTTCTTAATTACTGTAATAAAATGAATGGTAACTATATCAATTTATATGATAAATCTACTAAAATTTTCGTAGGTAGGATCTATATAAAAAAAGGGGTGTAGAAACACCCCTCGCTTACCTTTCTTTACGTATCAACCAAACTATGATAAAAACAATGTTTTTTCGGCTTTTCTGCGGCTTTTTAGACCATTATTAACAACTCCACCAGAATACACCCATTTATCAAATTGAGCAGCTACAGTAGTCATATCTGCACCACTATTAAGTAATTCTAATAAAGTGCTGTCTGCAAAAGCAGCTTTGCCAATATTATAGGCAAAACTAGATAATGCTAATAACTGGTTATCTGTTAATTTGACCTTGACTAGGCTTTTAACATATTCAAAATCTTGTGCAGCCTCTTGTAATAGCCAATTTTTGGCTGTTTCTTTGTCAATTACATCTGTTTTAACTACTGGTCTTTTTTGATCCCAGTTATATTGTGATCCATAACCTACTGAATAACCAGTACGATCCCAATAAGGTACTGCAAAAAACCCCTCAAAGTTACTAATTAGATTAAATAGCTTATTACTAACACTAGCAAAAGCTGTAGTATTTAATGCAGTAGCAATTCTTTTTCTAAGCATAAGTAATATTATTGCAGTAATAGCTAAACCAGCTACTACTTTTTGATTCTTTGTCATACATTATTTTGCATCTTGACTAGCACCACCTAATAAAAATGTAGCAATTCCAGCTACAGCTTGTCCTATTACTTGTAATTTTCCAGTACCAGATACTGCAAAATAGCCACCAATAGCAGCTAATAAACCGAATATTGTTGTTTTTGGATTTTTCATTTTTTATTATTTTGTTTATAAATATTTACAATAGTATAAATACTAGCAACACCAGACAATAAACCTAATACTAACTGCATATATAAATTAATTTGATTTAAACTAAGTACATAAGCACCTATGCTAGTAATTGATCCACCTATAGTATTATTTTGGTTGTTCATCTTTTAATATTTCTTTAGCTATATTATTATATGCTTCGGCAACAGCAACAGCTGTGTCAATATTTTCCATTACACCACGTTTAATAGATTGATCTATTAATGTCTTAATAATTTCTAAGGCTTTCTTCTGATCCATTTTTTATAGTTTAAAGGTTAAAAAAGTTATATTAAGGTAATATTTAACTGTGTTGCACCCCACTGGTAAGCATAACTGTTAGAATCTGGACTTGTTGAATAGGCTTCATAATCAAAACCAGTCATTGTTAAATTTCCTTCTGCTACTTGTTGATTATTTGCAGTAAATAATTGCCAATAAAATGTTGCACTACTTGTTAAATTGTCATTAATACTATTCATATTAAATATTGTAGCTGCTACCATAATTCCATTGTACCATATTGATACTGGTTGAATTTCTTTCATATTAATTTATATTATTTCTTACTAATTTTTCGTTAAGTTCTTGAATAGCTTTTATATATACTGCGTGTAACTGATCATAATTAATACCCATTTTACCAGTTGATGGTGTTGTGAATACAGCTTCTGGTATTATTTCTTTCATTTCTTGTGCTATATTACCATTTTGTCTGCCTTCACCATAATTTTTATATTCATTAATATAATCAAACCATACTGGATTCATTTTAAGTATTTCATTTATACCATATCCAATACTTGATATATTCTGTTTTACTGATATATCTGATACTGGTGCAGATAATACACCACTAGCATCTGCTAAAACTGCTCTACTACCAGTACCAGCTAAATTAGATATTGTTATAACACCTCCAGCTGCAATATTTAATCTATTAACATTTGTAGTAATAAATGAAATTGGAGCACCACCAATAGTACCTAATACAGCACTTTCACCAGTACCACTAGCACTACCATAATATTTTATTTCAAACATTCTTGATGTATTTGCTAAATCATTCATTATTTTTAATGATGTATAACCAGTACTATTTGTAGTGTATATTCTTAATGTTTCAGTATCTCCTATAA